AAATCTGTTTGTCTACAGAGAAAGGCTGGTATTTGAATAACATCAATAACGTCAGAATACATACTTTCTATATTCCAAATCTGTTCTACTGTATGAACATCAGTTAGCATTTTTAAATCTGGAAACATAGTTTTAATGTCTCTAAAATCGTCAAGAGTCTCTTTTAATCCTAAACCTCTTTTACCTTTAATAGATGTACGATTAGCTTTATCAAAACTAGCTTTAAAAACATATTCTATACCCAACTCTGTACAAACAAAAAGCATACTCTTTGCTATAGATAAAGACTGTTCATAACTTTCATGTTGACAGGGTCCTGCAATTAATCTCATCTTCGTTCTATATCCAATTCTGTAAGTTCATCACCAAACCATGTCTCAATAATTTTAGCTGGCTCTTTACCTCTATTAGACGCTTTATGCCAAACCATTTCACCAATATCAAAGCTTTGAGATGGAATAATAAGATCGTTTCTCTTTACACCCATCCACTCTGTTTGCATACTAACTTGGCCTTGTACTACATGCCAATGCTCTGATCTTTTTGAATGTCTTTGATCAGATAAAGATTTACCAGGAAGAATAGTTAATTCTTTTACCGCCCAACCTTCTCCTTCATCTAGTACTCTATACCAACCCCATGGACGTTCTGTTTTAGGTGATTTCCAATCTTCTAGAATCCAAGAAGAACTGTTTGCTTTATTCTTACCACCAATACCGAATTTAAAATCTACATCAAACTCAAAAGAGTTATCCATTTCTGGAATATTTTTACTGTTTCTATCCCCACCATTCATAAAAGTAAGAATACTATCTGGAAACATTGCTGCAGCTCTCTCAATAAGATCTTTAGCTGTATCATCATTGTCGTCGAAATCGCATGCATAGTTCACATCATGCATAGACTTTAATATTTTTACTCTCTCAGAGAAAGGCATAAAGAATCTACCTTTCTTTCTGGCGAGCCATTCATCTGAATTAACTCCTACTAACAGAAAATCACAATGTGCTTTTGATGCTTTAATATAAGCAACATGACCCGAATGAATTGGATCAAAACCTCCTGATATAATACCTATCTTCATACCCCAAACATCTCCTTTAGTTCTTCTTGCCATAATTTACCGTGTGGACAGTCTCTGTGCTCTTTAAACCAAGGACCGCCATCTGTATAATGAATTAACGCTGGTTGCTCTTCTTCGAAATCATAATAACCAGCTAAGAAATTAAACTTAGGTGGTAACGAACCAATACTATCCTCTGCCCATTGCATTCTATGCAGATACATTGGTGTTTCGTTATTAACTAAATCTGGTGTTAACATTTTACATTTTTTATTATTAAACAACATAACAGAAGACCAGTTCTTTCTTGGATAAACATGTTGCATTTGCCCGTCCATTTTCATTTTTGACTTTGGACTATAGTCGTGTTGTACACACGATACTGTTGCAGTTATATCACAAACTTCATAAGCTAACTCAAGATCATTTAGAGCTAACACATCACAATCCATAAACAATGAGTGACCTTTGTAACCACTAAGAAACGGTACAAGAAATCTAGATATTGTAAACTCAGTAGATCCTTTTTTATCATCAGGTCTATTGTAGATACCTTTTTCTCTGAGTTCATGTAGCTTTAGAGGGTAAATCTCTATGTTAGGATTGTGTTTAAGAATAGAGTATTTTGCGACTTCGTATGCTATATCTTCTCTACTATCCCATCCAATAAACACTTTTAGATTTGCTGACATAAACTATTCTCCATTACAATATCTAACGCTTGCGGCAATTCATTTCTCTCAAATGATGACCATGTAAGATTATCATACACTGACATTCTATCTGGTTCTTCATACATACTTGAAGTCTCAAGCTGCTCTAATTTCTTTGAAGCTATTTTAGCAGGACACCAACCTAAACTTATAGTTGGTATACCCATATTCATAGCTTCTAATGCTACAGCTGAACCCCATGTTATAACACAATACGCGTCATCAAGTTGTTCTTGTAACGGTCTTGCTTTTCTACCTTTAGCAGGTTTTCCTCTTACTATTATATTCTTATCTGTGTAAATGTTCACATTATGTGCAATATAATTTAAGAAATCTCTAATACCAAAGGTATCCATATAAGGTGGAGAGGGTGGTAATACAAGGATTGAGCTACCTTTACCCCCTCTCCATGGCTGTAGTTGCATGCCATGATCGAATCTTCTGCCTTCTCTAAACGTAGTTGGAGCTGTGGCATTTAAGATAACTCTTTTGTACTTACCCAGATAACCATTATCCATCATTAACCAGGGTATGTTGCGCTCTATAGAATGTTTTATTATTTGATCATTACCTCTAAGTACACCATGAACTGCTGTCATTGTTGCATCATGAGGAACATCTTTTATAGCATATATGTTATAACAAGTGTATGGAGATTGTGTTCCTGACATTAGTTCTTGTATATTTTTAGCTTTTACATTTTTGTCTAAATACGCGTATATCATTAAATTCTTTCTGGTGAATAACCAGCATCTTTTCTTTTACCTTTAAGGTGATCTAAATAGTGGCCAAGTATACCTGTAACAAAAGGATGTTTAGAAGAACCATCTCCTAGATCAACACCGATAGAGCTACCAGCTTCTTTATCTACATATTTCTCAGCTGCCCACCATACATAACTGTCGTGCCATTCCTCTAATTGAAACAATGCACCTTCATCGTACAACCATTTCATTAATTGAAAGTATCTGTTATAGTATTCATGCTGTTTATCCCAGATCATAAAGCCGCATTCGGGATACACATTAGGTCTATTGATACGTGACCATAATTTATTTTTATCAACTAGCATATTTAAAAAATCGTAAGGTATTTCTTTTTTCGCAACAACATCAGCATCACACCAAACAATATATCTAGCATCAGAATTTTGTCTAAAGTCATCTACTGTATAATACTTATGTGAAAATCTTGTAGCTTCAAATAGATAAACTGAACCTGGAGTTACTGGACCGTTTCTATGTGAACGAGGATCTTCTCCATTAGGTCCTAATACTTTCTCTTCCCATGGAGCTGCAATCTTAGCAAACTCATTATATCTGTCACCAACTCTTTCTTCAAAACTTCTCCATGATACGTTACCGTATTGTGTAAGAGGTTCTTCCATGTTTTCGTAGTAACATGTTAAATGTACATTTGACGGCCAGTACTGGTTAAATGTTTCTACCATACGCTCACCATATTTCTCATAACCTTCTTTATGAAAAGTAGTTACTACGTCAAATTTATTTTCCATGAGCTTTAAGTCTTTCTTTTGAGAAACCAGTAAATTTTCTACCACCTTTCATGTGATCAAAATATTTTCCTAATGGACCTGCAACTAGCGGGTGTCTTGAATTAACACCATAACCCAAATCAGCTGTTGTAATTAAACCTTTTTCTTCTAATTCAAAAGTAGCAGAATCAAAAGCATAGCAATCATGCCACTCAGGGCAATCAAATATCTTACCTTCTTTATACATTGAATCATATATATGACACCAAACTTCGTGACTAATATGTTTTGTATCCCATATCATCATACCTGTTTCTGTAAACTTATTTCTATCTCTTCTGTCAGGAAACGAAACATAATGATCACCCTGAGTTAGATTATCAAGTAATTCAATTGGTACATCTCTTAATGTTGCAAGATCAGCGTCTAAGTAAATTACATATCTTGTTGAAGGGTTATTTAGTTGAGCTAGCTGCGCGTAAACTTTTTTACTAAACTTAACAGCTTGTCTTTTAGATATATCTCCGCCAACTTTATCGTCAAAAATATCTTTATCTTTATATTTCTCAGCAAACTCTTTATCACCTGTAACGTGCTCATCAAAATTAAGTAAGTGTACTCTTTCTGATGGTTTGTAAGGTAAATTTTGATTACCTTCTACATAAACATACGCATTGATGTCCTTTGGCCAATACTTATCAAACGATGGTACACTATGACTACCATATACATCCCAATACTTAGTTGGGAAAGTCATTACTACTGAATAATCGCTCATTGTGTCTCCATGTTATCAATAGATATTGATTTTATATTAATATGTTTAGGTTGAGCGGCAACCCATACAATTGCTCTTGCAACTTCTCTTGGATCAAGTTTTGGAGCATCTATATCTTTGACCATATCAGTATTCATTCTACCTGGTTTGATCAGAGATACTTTGCATTTTGTATTACAAAGAGTTAGCTGTGTACATGCTTTCTCTAAAGCTGTCTTTTGGATAGCATAATGATTAACATTTTTTCTATCTCCATCACTACTAACTGAACCTATGTTAATAATATGACAATCTCTATCTTTATTCTTTTCAATTAACTTATAAAGCAAATCTACTTGTGCAAAATTATACTGTGCGTTATTAATATAGATATCAAAATCATCTCTAACATAACTATCAATTATTTTTAAATTATAGTCTGGTCTGTCTAAGCCAACTACTTCTACATTTAGTTTCGTAAATTGTTTTTTAAGGGCTCTACCCAAACCTTTTGTAGTACCTGTTATGTATACTCTCACTGTGAATGTCTCCAAATATCTTTTCTAACCATATCTTCAATCATACGTTCAAACGTCCATTTAGGTTGCCAGTTCAATTCCTTTTTTGCTTTATCAGAACTTGCGTGAAGGGAAACAAGATCATTAGGTCTAACAAACTCAGGATCAGTAACTACATATTTCTCCCAGTCGTTAATAGCAGCTGCATCGAACGCTACTTCACACAGGTCTCTAATTGACCTTTTAATTCCAGTAGCTACGATATAATCATCAGGCTTATCTTGCTGCATCATTAACCATTGAGCTTCTACGAAATCTTCAGCGTGACCCCAGTCTCGTTCTGCATCTAGATTACCTAGTTTTATTTTATCTGCTTTACCGTGATAAATCTGAGCTACACCATCTGTTACTTTACGCGTTACAAATTCAATACCTCTAAGAGGTGATTCGTGATTGAATAAAATACCTGAGCATGCGAACATACCATAACTCTCTCTAAAGTTACGTGTTATATGGTATCCATATAACTTTGCGCATCCATATGGTGATGCAGGCATAAACGCGGTTTCTTCTGTTTGCACACCATTAATATGATTATTACCAAACATTTCGGAAGTTGCTGCTTGATAGAACTTAATCTTAGGGTTAACTCTTTTGATAACCTCTAAGAAGTTCAACGGTCCCATGGCATCTACTTGAGTAGTAACCATAGCTAAACGCCAAGAGCTACCTACATAACTCTGAGCAGCTAGATTATAAACCTCATCTGGCTGAGATATTTCTACAGCATCATAAAGACTACCAATGTCTGTAACATCAGCTGTTATTAAGTTTAAGCCTCTTTCTCTTAAACTCAAATAATCTAAGTTAGAATAATTAGGTACTGAGTAACGTTTAATAATTCCATAAACCTCATAACCTTTATCTAATAACAGTTCAGCTAAATAGCACGCATCTTGTCCTGGAAAACCAGATATTAAAGCTCTCATACTAAATCCTTAATTAATCTACCTACTGATTCAATCTTTAATTTTAGATCTACACAGTCATTACCAATAAAAAATCCATTATCGTGAATATAATCAGCATTAGGACATTCTGTCTTAATATGATCAAGATGATCGATAACAGGGTTTCTCATAAAGTTACCCGCTACAATAGGTCTACATTCAACACCATTTCTTTGTAGCATATCAATAACTTTTGTTCTTTGTCCTTCGAGTGCACCCATACACACAAGACCAAAACCAAACCAACTACTTTCACCTGTTTCACTTTGCAAATGCATATGCGGTCCTGCTAAATGTTGTCGAGCAAACCTAGCATTCTCTCTTCTAACCGTTAACATATTTGGCCATTTTTGTAATTGTGTCTGACCAACCGCGCCAGACATTTCTAAAGGTCTTACAGTATAACCCGGTAACACAAACTTGAAACTATCTTCAAAGTCATCTCCAGTTTTGTTTAACAAGCTGTTTTGTTCAGGTAGATCTCTAATCCATCCATGAGCTCTTAGCGGAAGCAGGTACTCATACAAATCATCATCATCTGTTACAACCATTCCACCTTCCATAGTTTGTAAATGATGGCTAAAGAAAAAACTAAATGTACCCATTTTACCAAATGTTGCGCATTGTTTTTTGTTTAACTTTGCCCCTAAACTTTCACAATTATCTTCTAATAACACAATATCATGATTATCACATAATTTTTTTAATTCGTCTAACTGACATGGATTGCCTAATAAATTAACAGCGAATACACCAATTGTGTCTTCGTCTATATTTTCTTTTACTGTTCGTACAGATAAATTATATGTCAACGCATTGACATCTACAAATTTAAGAACAAAGTCATTCTGATGAACCGGAAAGAATGTTGTAGACCAGCTTACTGCTGGTACAATAATATTAGGTTTATTACCGCTTCTTGTTGACTTATCAAATTTTGGATGTAGCTTTAATGCAGCTAGCATAATAAGATTTGCAGATGAACCACTATTCGTCATAACAGCATGCTTTGTACCCATAAAGTTTGCAAACTGTCGTTCATATTCTTTAACCTCAGGTCCCATGGTATATCGACCTGATTCTATAACTCTGTTTAATGCTCTTACTTCTCTATCATCCCACGTATTACTGGACAATCCATAATCTAACATAACTCTGCTCTTTCTAAATAATATCCCAGCCAATCTGGGTTTGCCATCTCATCAACAGTCCAACTTGTATAAGACCAATTATAAAGATTTTGCTCTCTTTTTGACCAATCAATTGCGTCTAAATTGTTTAATTTATTCAAGTCGTGTTCACAAGCATCATAAACTACACATCTTTCATCTAACGCAAAGGTTGGTATTCCTTCAACAATACTTTCACAAGCTGCTGAAGAACTATGTGTAATGACTGCACTTGACTTTCTAATCGAGTCTATGACAGTTCTACGTGCTTTATCAGCACGTTCTATTGTAACATCTTTAAAACCTTCAGCTATCATTTCAGTTGGATTTCTATCTAAGTTTGGATGCGCTCTTAGTACGATAGGTTTGTCAGTTACTTCTCTTATTTGCTTTACTACTTTTCTTGCATAGCTATAGAATGGAAGATGGTCATTATACTGCCAACCTCTTTCTGACTGTAAAAGAAACAATATTGGTTTATCAAGATCTGTATTAGGTTCTTTTTCTTCAAACCCAAACGCTTCCTTAAACCACACAAGTCGTTGTGAGTCGGAATTTTCGTTTAAAAAGTTTCCAGTACCGACACAATCGTTTAAACCAACTCTAAACATATACGTTTCAGGGCTATCCATTTTGTTACGAATATATGTCGAAAAAAGAGCAGAGTCTAGAGAGAAAATAGGAGTACCATTATCTCTATGTTGCTGAATAGAAATAGCTCTTTCAGTATCCATTTTACGTTTTGTTATTGAACCAAAAACAAATACTAGGTCTGGATCTTCTTGTACTATTTCATGACCAGACTCGTAGACAGCAGCTTGAATAGCATGAAAAGCAGCAGTAATTGGATTTGAAAGTAAGTGACGCTTACTCGCTTTTATAGTTGAGAAATCGCATTGAATTTTCATAACATAAACCTTCGCGCATTTCTTTTATTGAGTATTGCTTGTATGCAAGATTATAAAAGAGATGCTCTCTATCATATTTATAAGGATTTTCCAACTTTGAAAAATCTCTGTTTGTACACCATGCACTTGGTGCATAATCAGAAGTACCAAATACAGGTATACCAGCTGCTAATGCGTCAACAGCGCATAAAGACCCTGAAACCACGACAGCGTGTGCATTACTAAAGTCAGACCAAAGAGGAATATCAGCAACACTAGGGCCAGATTTACCAGCTTTTCTAGGTTTGAGACGAACCTTGATATCCCTGTTCGTCTGTTCCCTAATTTGTTTAGATGTTTTCTCAATCCACTCATTTACGTTACACCCGTGCATATAAAATGTCATAGTTTCAGACGATGGACATAGTAGAATATATTCACCGTCATTCTTCCATGGCTGAATATTTATTTTCCATTGTTCAAATCTATCTGAAGGTACATCTAACTTTCTGTTATCGTGAAGACCTTGATAACACCATCTCCAAAAAGTATTATCCCAATCTTCATTATTAGGATCATACCTACCGTTATATGGCATATCAGTAAAAATAAAATCGCCGTTCATATAAAGAATGTTGTTGCCAATAAGACCCCACAAAACATAACGATCAAACGTATGTGAGTTAATTGACGCATTTGGCCAACCTTGTTCTAGTGCAGCATATATTCTTTCCATCTTAGGAGATGGTCTAGGCATTACCAAAGATAATCTTTGAGTCTCTTCCACGGTTTTCCTTCTGATATTTCTTCTGGCCACCACTCGATATGTGTTAGCTCTTTTAACCATTTTTCTCTATTATTACACGGTGGAGACTCTATGTCTCTCCATTGTTTAACTGACATAGGATAAGCAAACGATTGACAACTTGTATACGCATGCACACCGTTTATAACAGCTTCTATAGCTGGATTAGATGAATGGTTTATAACACACCAGGATCTATCAAGTATATCACTAAAATTAAAATTATCGTCTATACCAGTATTCCTTGGTACGTCGAAGAACACACCCCGAAACTGTGCAGCAACTGCATGAAAGTCTGTAATTCTATCTCTAGGGTGGGGACGGATGACGATATCTCTGGAACTATGCTCTCTAATTTTTCCAATAGCATTTCGTAAGTAGACTTCAACTGTTGGCATTGAGGACCATTGGTGCGAGTCTGGTCGTTGAGTAGCGATTGTGATAAACTGTCCATCTGTCTTCCAAGGTTGTAGTTTGATACCAAACTTTTCTACCCTGTCCTCTTCTAGATTTGTGTGATTTGCAAATTCAGCACCATTGTTGATGCCACCTAAACCTACTCTCCAGGTTTCGTTCCTTTTGAGGGCTCCAACTTCGATGACGATGATTGGTTTTCCTTGTCTGGTAAAATGTTCCCAAACTTTACGGTTACCTTCCATTCGTCCTGCGAATAAAATTGACCATATGACTGCAACGTCTGCGTCCATGTCGTTGAATACGATATCGGCGTCACATCCTTCTGCAAAGGCAGTAAAGATTGGAGGTGAGTTGAGTGCTCCATGATCTGTAAAGAGTGATACTCGCATTTAACCATTATAAACTACTTAGGGTAATTTTTAAGATTGACTATTGTTTTTCTTTGCTTATCTAAAGGATCAGAAGCTAGTTTTTCACCACCTTTACCATCTGAGGCCGGGTCACCTTTTTTAAGTTGACCTGATTTAGTAAAATAGGTACCTGCAGGAGCTTCTTTAGTCTCTATGTGCAAGTCAGCTGATCTTTTATTTTTTCTCTCTATAGGAAGAGTTTTTTTCTTATAATTTGGATTAGGAATCTTAAGATTTTTTTGTGTTGGGTGTTGTATTACAGGTTTGATAGGTGTTTTTTCTTCTAAGTCGTTTTGAGAGACTTTTGCTTTATTAAGTCTAGAAACTGTTTCTTTGAATGCTTTAGTACGGGCGTCAATTTTGTTATCTTCTTTAATACCTAAGCGAGACATATACATCCTCTTTGAATGCTTAGGCATCCCTTGCAGGAGTAACATAACACTGTCTTGCTCGCCGTCTTTAATCATATTCTTAAAAGTCTTTAGCACTTTTTGATCAATACCTTCTGCTACTGCAGACAGTTTATAAAGTTCTTTAACTTCTTCGTTAGCTTGAAGCTTAGCTGCAATAGCCATTTTACGCTTCTTAGCATCGCTTTTACCTGCAAATTGAGGTGCATCTGAGCTTTTAAAGTCATCAATGACATCGCCCATATCTGCTTTTTTCATATCCATTTTTTCTCTTAGAAATGGATTATCACCTGTTAATACAGAACCCTTTGACACTTCTTCACTCCTTAACATATTCCATCTAGCTTGTTTCATATACGAATCCCCAAACTCAATCTCAGCGTCTTGTCTTGAGATAGGTACAACTTCATCTACCATATCAGGACCAAGCATTTTCTTTACTGTACGACCTACTTTTGCTCTGGTTTCTCCAAACATAATCATAGGTGGATTGTTAGAATGCATATGAACTATAAACAATTTCATAAGTTATTTATTATTTCTTTGAGTCTTTAATTTTAGAGAAATTACCATCTTTATAAAATTCGATTAACGATTTAAACCTATCACCATTTTGACTTTTATGCGAGATAACAAACACGTTAGCTTTATCTAAACCACTTAAAATATCCCAGAGTACATCTGTAGCTTCTGCATCTAGAGAACTGTCACCTACCTCATCCATAATAAGTAAATTAGTATTGACACTATTCTTAAGTTTAGCAATTTCACGCCAAGTAAACATAAGCGCTAGATCAATGCGCATTTTTTCACCCTCAGAGAATGATGCATAACTAAACGTATCTCTATAGCGCGATTTAATAACTTCATTAAACGATTCGTCTAAGTGAAACGAATAATTTGCTCCCATACGATCTAAGTACTGGTTAATTAATTGATTCATTACAGGAAGATATTGTTTGATAATCTTTGCTTTGATACCATCATCTTTCAATAATATCTTACAAATCTCATAATAATGTTTAAGTTCTACTAAACTATGACCTTCCTTTTCTAGCGTTTTAAACTCAGTGTCATAAGTTAATAAATCTTCTTGAGCTTTTTTTAATGACTCTTCATCTGACTCTTCTGTTCTAGATACTAAATTACCATACAAAGTAGATAAAGAACGTTTTTGATTAACTAGATCTTTACGTACTTCTATAATCGAATCATATTGTTCTTTAACTTCCTGCGCTTGGTTTATCTTCATCTCTAATGTATTGTAAGCATTTACAACCACTGGTTTAAGAGATTCTAGTTTATCAACCTCAGTCTGTAAAGTAATTACCTGTCTATTTTTTAGATCAACATCTATAGCTTGCTCGCAAACATGACAATGATCGTTAGTTTTATAAAAATTTATTCTCTTCTCTACTTCAGATCTTTTACTTTTTATCTCTTGACCTTTAAACTTAGCTGCAGTTAATTTGTCATGCAACTCACTAACGTCAATAAGTTCTATTTGATTAATCTCACTATCTGAACGTTCAATCTTTTCTTCAATTAAAACTATCTGACCGTCTATTTTAGTTTTTTCAGCAAGTATTTTTTCTTCTGATTCTTTAGATCTATTTACTAAGTTATTAATAAGACCTTTTTGTCCAGATATCCTCGTCTTAGATATCTCTTTATGATAGTCATTCTCTTTAATATCTAAATCTACATTCTGTAATTTAGATTTAAGTATGTTATTCATTTTTGAGAAAACTGTAATATCTAATATTTCTTCAATAATTAAACGTCTATCATTAGTAGGTAGATCCATAAACGATTGATATCTAGCGCTGCCAAGAATAACAATCTGTGTAAATGCTCTATAGTTAAGACCTATAATTTCTTCTAGCTTCTTCTGGTAGTCTTTAATAGCAGCATCATGAGGTATAAGCTTATCATTACGATAAATCTCAAACTTGTTAGGTTTAACACCTCTTATAACTTTATACTCAATTTCGTTTACTACAAACTCTACTTGTACTTCTAAACCTTTTTCGTTTACAGTATTCATAAGCTGTGGTTTACTGATATTTCTGTACGCTTTACCAAAAATACCAAAACACAGCGCATCTAAGATAGTAGATTTACCTGAACCGTTCTGACCTGTAATAAGTACAGAAGGTACTCTATTAAGTAATATTACGTTAGGTGTATTACCTGTAGATAAAAAGTTTTTATATGTTACTGTTTTAAAGACTATCATTCATCAATACTCATTGCTTCTTCATATATTTCTATCATAAGTTTTTTTATGGATTCTTTATTATTTTGTGTAGCTACATCTTCAATGTAATCTCCTATAAGATCGGTAGTAGAAGATAGCTTAATAATATCTTTAACATTTTCTTGATTATACTCTTCAAAAGATTCTAGAATCTTAACTTCAAAAGGTGATTGAAAATTAACTCTATCTATAAATCTTTCAAACTCTTCGAACTGAGTTTTCTTTTTGATATTAATTTTTACATAAGCATCATTAATAGCTTCGAGGTCGTAATCACAACCATCATCCCATGTTAGTTTATGATAAAATCTTAATTTATTCTCGATAAATGTCCATGAACGATCTGTTGTATCAAAGATCCAAAAACCTTGTTTAACTAAAGCATCAGTCCACATTAGTTGGTAAGGTATACCTATGTAATGTATATTAGCTATTTTATTCTGCGAGTGATAGTGTCCTGAAATAACTTCTTTCCAGTTGCTAAAATCAGTAGCTTTATGACCGTCATGAGATATTCTACCAGGAAACAACATAGCACCTTGAGTCTCTAAATGACCTACTAAGATATCTCCACCTTTTTTAATTACTTCATTTATCTCATCTACATTATCTTTACATATCCAAGGTATAAGGGTCATATCAATACCATCAAAGTTTAAAACTGTAGGTTTGCTGTAATAATTTATATGGTCTTCGATAAGTATCTGTTGAGGTGAATTCATTTCTAAAGAATGACGTAGAGGTATATCATGATTACCAATTATACCATGTACAACACAACCCAACTCAGCTGCTTTTTCTACAAAGACTTGTTTTTGAAATGACATTGTTTGTAGGTTAATCCATTTACGATTATCAAAATAATCCCCAGTCTGGATAATAGTTTTGATACCACTATCTTTAATATAAGGCCAGAAAACTTTTTCAAAAAACTTTTGTTGCCATCTCTGTATTACTTGATTAGAGTTACGACAACCAAAATGTGTATCACCTAAAAACGCTATTTTCATTTCTTATCTTTCTTTGATTTCTTAGTTGGTCTTAGAGGAGTACCACCTTTATAAGCTGCTCTAGATTCTTTTGTATAACCTGTACGTAAAGTAAAACCACCTTTACCTTTCTCTACTTTTTGACTTTGTAATTCATCTAGCTTTTGATCTGCAATTGATCGCGCATGCTGATCGGATACATCCATAAACTCTTGATCACCCATGACAGAGACTTCTGCTTCTTGAATTAGTCTTAAATTAAGTTCATATTTTTTCTTTTCATTTTTAATAGTTTGTATCATATGACTAAACAATATTTGAGTCACATATGCAAACCCGTTATCAAACCGACTTCCGTCGAAGCGGTACATATATTTCATAGCGCCTAAAATAGCATTTTGTACCATTTCGTCTCTATACATGTAGCCTTTAAAGCGAGGTGTAAGCGATAGCCTGTTAGACATTTTTACTACGCACTCACCTAGATATCTAGACATAGTAGGTCTTTCTTTACCTTCTGAAATAGCTTTTTTACATGCTTGGCTATATTCATCCAACGCTAGAGTAAACTCAATATTGTTTACGTAGTGTGTATCGCCGGGTTTTTGTCTTGTTCTTTTTTCTGTCATAGGTCTATAGTATTGATTTTATAATCAAACTCCTCGTTGGTATAATATTTGAATCTTTCATTTGAATGTCTCAATGCAAAATTATCTCTTGATTTATATTTTAAGTCGTCTATAATATCGAACACAGTAGCTGTCTGACCATTATCTGCTTTACGCAAGATACGTCCTATTGATTGTAGTACTTTTATCTTTGATTTTGTAGGGTGAGCGAAGATAAGATTATGAAGGTTTCGTATATTAACACCTGTACTAAAGACACCCAACGACGCCACAATAACGACATCATCTCTTTCAGCCATCTGTCTAACCGCTTCTCGCGAATCTTTATCTGTCTCACCTGCAACATAATAGAGTTTCTTTTCCGTATCAATACTCTCATATATTTCTTTACCGTGTTCAATTCTTAAAAAGACTACCAATGTGTTACCGGGTAATGTAGAAGCCATCTTAGCGATTAAATTATTTCTTTTCTTATGATTTACAATAAATTCTACTTCTTCATTATACGTCATATCTTTAACTTTTTTACGATCTGCTTCTTCATACTTTAATTGAAGTAGACGAATATTCATCTGAGATACTTGATCTCTCTCCATGAGTTCTTTTGTAGTTATAAGTTTTGTTACAGATCCAAAAAGTCCTTTTAACACCAACTCGTGCGTCTTAGTGTCTTGTAGAGTACCAGTTAAGCCTATTCTATCAGGACATATAAGCATTTTATTCATGATAGATTGTATTGATTTAGATTGTGCGTGATGTACTTCATCTACTACCACTGATCCAAACTTTGCGAACCAAGAAGCGGGTAGCTTATGGATTGATTGCCAGGTCGATACAACAACTCTGGTGTCTGGATCTTTGTCTGCTCCAGCGGTAATTCCTGCAACGTCATCAAAACTCCCATTGCTATAATTATGAAAATCGCTGATAAGCTGCCCAACAAGGGAAATAGTCGGAACAATAATAAGTATTTTTCTGTCATGTATCTCTCTCCACCATCTCATAAGACAGTAAACAATTAATGATTTACCAGATGCTGTAGGTGAAAGTATTAAAGCTCTTTGTTTTTCTATACCAATTCTTACAGCTTCGTATTGATAGTCTCTTATCTCAAAAGGAAGTTTAAGAGCACTAATAAAGTTATCTAAAATTACATCATCTAGAGCTTGCTCTCTACCTGGAAAATTATATTCACTACCTTCAAAGTAACATTCAACATCCATATCGTTAGCAAATTTAGTTATATCGCCTGTTAACCCTGCATAGATAGTACTATCTCTTAGATTAGCAAGTCTTATTTTACCATCCCAAAATTTACTTTTGTATTGAGGTGTAAACTCAGCTCCTGGTACTTTAAAAGTAAAGTAATCGCTCAACATTCTAAGGTCACTCTTGTCACCTTTGAACTCGAGATATACATCGTTCTTCTTATAAAATGTAATCATAAACTACCCGAGGTAAATCTAATCCAATCAATAGCGTTTTTTATTGATTGATTTCTCCACTTGACTTGCTCTAAAATATGATTCAGGCCTTCAAGTAAGATGTTTATATACTCTATTTTTTGCTCAATTTGAACAACTGCAGGATCTGTATTGACATGTTTGTCAATTCCTGCTTTAGTTTTAAGTTTAAGATCAAAAGGTTTTTCTTTATACTCATCAGAAGTAGCTTGACCTGAATAATAGAGCTCTTTATCTTTTTTTATTTCTTCTAACTTATGTGTATACGCAATCTTTTTAGCCTTAAGATCCATTAGTTGTGAAAGATATTTATGATGTAACTTAGGCGCATCAGTTGCTGCTGAATCTAGCGCTGTCTTATCTATAGGAGCATCTTCTTCCCACATCGCTAAAAGTTCTTCATGTGTTAACATTTTTATACCTTTCATACGAATCTCAACAAGTCTATTATAAATAGTTTAATGGTAAAGTTCTTTACTAATTCAAATCAAACTCCCAGCCTTTCAGGCAATGGGAGTTTTTTTATTTTAACCCCTAGGAGCATATTTTAATGGCACGAGCTAAAAAGAAAGACACTTTTGTAAACGAGATTCAATCTTCATCCGCCTTCCATATTCAACCTAAAAATTCTACTCAGCAATACCTACTCGATTGTATTAACGAAGCTGTAATGACTATTTGTATTGGACCTGCAGGTACAGGTAAAACATTTTGCACAGGTATGAAGGCTGCTCAACTTATACTTAAAGGAGGTTATGATAAAATAGTGTTAACAAGACCTAATGTGTCTACAGGTAGATCGTTAGGTTACTTTCCTGGTTCTGTAGAAGAAAAAATGACGCCATGGCTTAAACCTATTATGAATGTACTTCAAGACGGTTTAGGAAAAGGTCGTTATGACTACATGGTTTCGAAAGAGCAAATTCAAATCCAACCTATAGAAACTATCAGAGGTAACTCTTTTGAAAATTGTATTATTATTGTAGATGAATCTCAAAATTTAAACATGTCAGAGATTAAAGCTATTACTACTCGCATAGGAGAAAATTCTAAATTAATTCTATTAGGAGATCCGGCTCAATCAGATGTACATGACGGAGAAGCTTTAGATGACTTTGTTGAAATGTGTCATCATTATGGTATCGAAGCTCCTATTGTAAGGTTTACAACTGATCATATTGTACGATCTGATATAGTTGCACAGCTAGTAAAAATGTTTGCTAGAAATAAAATCTAAAAAAAAGTAAAGGAAGTGAGAAAAATCACTTCCTTTTTCTTATAATCTGTACAGCTGTTTAGGATGTACTAAGCCCCAGAGACCATATAATGCATGGGGTTAACTTATAAACATACTTGCTATAACAGGACCGAAGGAAGATACCATCCATCCTAATGCTCCTATTGCAATTATTCCGAATACGATCCATTTCTGTTTCATATCATCAACTTTAATTTTTAAACCTAAGAATTCGTTACCTAATACTCTTAACGAAACTTCAAAGCTTCCTTCATTATCCATTTCTTTTCTTCTTTGCTCTTCCAGCTTTCATATTAGCCATCCAGTGAGCTAACTGACCTTTACGTCCACCTTGCTTAGCTACTTTTCTAAGATTAGATACTGATGACTTTGTAGGGACACCATGACGTTTACTATCACCTTTATCTTCAGGGTTCTTACCATCCTTAAAGTTCTCAGTAAACGTTTTAAAATCCATTACCATTGTTTACAGCTCCAGTATCTAGCCATATCTTTTGGACCTGGATTATCACAATTGTGTCTTGCTCTAAAAGACTTTTTCCTAGCAGGGTTATCTGCTTTAATTTCCATATTAGGGTCACCAAAGTTAACCTTAACTGTATTACCTTTTGCATTCTTTACATAAACGGATCTCTTTTTAGGTCCACCAGGAGTAAGAAAAGGTTTGTTAAGAGTAACATTTTTCTTTTTACCTTCTTCATCTTCGTAAATAGCTTGCTCTTCTATTTCATTCCATTCATTTACTACTACCTTATCGTAGAATGGATTATTACCTGTTAAAATACTCATAAGAACCTCTTATAACTTATCGTTGTTTAATGTACCGTTAGTGTACGTTTGATTTTCAAAGTATAAGTACCTAAAAGAAACATTACTTTGAATGTAATCTATATTTGTTGAACTTGCATCGTATGTCGGACCATCTAAACTAATAGGAAAACAACCTACAAAATTCCAATGTACTAAAGGATTATTACCATCATCACATCCAAAGACTGTAATATTAGCAGTCGTTTTATTCCATCCAGTTGTACCTGCTTGATCTCCTACAGCTGTATATTCTGTATATTGATCTGGTCCTTCAGGTGCATTTATACCTTTAATCCAGTTTAATATTGATCTGTAATTATTGAAAGTTTTATCTACCAGGAAAGTAAAATCTAAAGTAGAGTAATCTAAACCATCACCAGGTAAAAATGATCTTGAAGAGTTCATTCTATTGGGTAGCATAACTTCACCTCCAGATACATTAGGTATAGTTAAACCTTGTAGATTGAATACTACACTGGGTAAATTTTCTGCTACCGCGTAAAAGTTTTGTGGAGCTACGTAACTTAGCTCAGGTATGCTTGTCGCTACTGTGTTATAATTAATTGCCATGTTATATTTATACCAAAAAAAGAGCCAGCAAAAGCTGGCTCTTCTAAAAGAATCGAGTTCGACTTAGACGTTGTCGATACGGAACTTTCTGTAGTAGACGTTGGTGTTATGAGCAACCAAGCCTTGTGACTGGATTGAAGCTGGGTTAGCGAATGGGTTTGAAACCATACCGTAACGAGTCTTAAATCCAATTTTTGGCTGGAATGTCTCTTGTGCAACTGCACGAACCATTTGCAATGGAACGTATGGGCAATAGAACATACCTGCGTCCATGTTGTTTGAACCCTTATAACCAACAACAGCGTAATCACCTGCAGTTGCATATGGGTCAACATAGACCTTCATACGACCGTTCAATGTACCTGCAAACACACCTGATGTTACATCTACATTAAGGTTATCGCTAAGACCTGATGAATAGTCTAGAAGACCAGCCATTGTCAAGCTTGAAGCAACGTTTGCTGAGCAAAGTACGAAGTTACCTTTACCACGGCGAGTTTCGAAAGCAACTTTGTTAGCTTCCTTTTCAAGCTGTAGCATAAGACCTTTTTGACGCTCAACTGACCAACGGCCTTGACCGTCAGCAATGAGATCAAATACACCGTTATTTGTTAAACCGTCTGCACCGTACTTAGCTTGGCTAACCATTGTGCGAACAACTTCACGGTTGATTTCAGCAAGGATCTCAGTTGACAGAATGTTTGACAATTCTGCTTCTGCGTCCAAACCATGAACAGCTTTAAGGTCTTGTACCAATTCCATTGTGTACTCACTCTTGAGCGCACGTGTCTTTGCTTCGACAGCTGTACGTTCGATTGTGAATGACATTTCACGGAAGTTGTCCCCTTCACCTTCTCTGGTAGTCATACCAAATGGTGATGTACCCTGTGAGCTCATTCCTGAAGGAACATAGTCACCGGTTTCTGGATTAGCACCAGCCTGATTAGCTACTTCCAAGATTGGATCGTTACCAGATGCATCACTAAATGGATCGTTAACGAAGTTAGAAGTAAAGTCATCAGCGCCATCTGAACCAGCTGCACCAGTGTTTGATGCACGACCAGGAGTAAATGGGTTTGTAGTTGTTGCTGCATTACCACCTGCACCATGAGTAGCTGGTGAACCGGTGTTAAATGCTGTACCTGAGAAGTTCGGGAAGACTTCATTGTAGAATGCTTCACGACCATCATCGTTTGTGTTTGAGTCTTGGTAACGTGCACGAAGCGCAAAGATCAGACCTGTTGGAGCTGACATTGGCTGAACACCACAAAGATCAAAAGCCATCATCTGTGGCATTGCACGACGTACAAGTGAGATGATGATTGGATCGTAACCTGCACGACCTGTAGCATTAAGAGTAGAGTTAGTATTTGAACCACTCATAGCGCCACCAAAACTTGCACCTGAAATAGATGCTTCGTCTAGAATGCCTGCTTCTTCGCGAAGAGCCTTCTCTGTGTTTTCGAGAACCTGAGCAACAACCGCCTTCTTATCTCTTTCCCCAATTGGGTCTAGATCTTCGTGGTTGATTACCGGTGCCCATTTTTCCATTAGGATATCGGTTGACATGTTAATTTCTCCTATTCAAATTTTATATGTCTAAATTTTCTTATATATTTAATAGTCTTATAATTTTCTTACTTAGTTACAGTCTTTGAAAGGAATTTCGCATACTGTGAAATAGAACTATCATTTTCTTCTTCAATAACAGTCCCACCGAATACTTCTTCACTCAATGAGCTTAGAAGAGGTTGTTCAGATGACTCGTCAAAGTAACCTTCTTTGAGTTGTTCGACTTTATATCTAAACTCGCTGATGTCTTCAGCTACAACATTCTCAGACAACTTTTCTAAGCGGATCTTTTGTGTCTGT